CGGAAGCACCACCACAAACCCTGACCTTGGTTGGGCCGGTAACTACAACGATGGAACATATCGCCATGCTGGTCTTTTCAGAGATGCAACTGACGGCAAGTTCAAGTTCTTTGACTCATACACGCTGGAACCAACTGACCCAATCAATGTTGGTCATGCGAGCTATTCGGCAGCACCAGTTGTTGCAGAAGTGTTTGAGAGCACAATTGCCACCGGCACTGCCCCACTAAGTGTTTCTTCAAGCACGGCTGTGACCAACCTTAATGCCGACCTCCTTGATGGCCAGCATGGTTCGTTCTACGCTCCAATAAACAATGCTTCCTTTACAGGAACATTCAGCGCTCCGTCTGGGACGATAACCAGCGCAATGATTGCTGATGTATCTACGAATGCTCAAACGGCCTCCTATACCTTGGTGCTATCTGATAAAGACAAGATTGTGGAGATGGGTGTCGGCTCGGCCAATAACCTCACCGTCCCTTTAAACAGCTCTGTAGCCTTCCCCGTGGGCTCGCAAATCAATATCCTGCAAACCGGCTCTGGGCAGACAACAGTTGTTGCTGCTGGCGGAGTAACCATAAACGCGACACCAGGGCTCAAGATACGGGCGCAATGGTCGTATGCTACGCTAATCAAACGAGCAACTGATACATGGGTATTGGTCGGAGACGTTTCGGCATAATTTATGGCAACAAGAGATTCTGGAGGTAAAATTCCAGGTGTACCAACGATTGGCACCCCATTGCTTTCCTCTGGTACGTCAGCATCTGTTGTCTTTACTGCCCCCGCATACACTGGTAAGGGGACAATAACCTATAGGGCGACATCGAGCACTGGACAAACCGCAACTGGTTCTTCCAGTCCAATACTTTTAACCGGCATGACCGCTGGGAGTACGGTTACTTTTACGGTTACTTCTATTTCTTCAAACGGAGTTGAATCTGCCGCATCTTCATCGAGTCCTTCGCTTGTGATGGGTGTTGCGCCTAGTGCTCCAACAATTGGAACCGCAACTGCTGGAAATGCTCAAGCAACAGTTACATTCACTCAGGGTGCAACTGGAACAGCCGCTGCTGGTGCGGTAACGTATCGAGCAACTTCAAGCCCTGGTGGTTTTGTCGCAACTGGCCTAAACGTATCAACCCTCACAGTCACTGGATTGAATAACGGAACTGGATACACATTTGTCGTAAGAGCAGAAAGCGAATTTGGAAATAGCGCTAACTCCGCAGCGTCAAACTCAGTAACCCCAGTAGCCCCTCCATTCTTTCCGCCATTCTTCCCGCCATTCTTTCCATTCTTCCCGCCGTTCTTTCCGTTCTTTCCGCCGTACTTCCCATTTTTCCCGCCGTTCTTCCCGCCGTTCTTTCCGCCATACTTCCCGTTCTTCCCGTTCTTCCCGTTCTTCCCGTTCTTCCCGCCATCCTTCCCATTCTTCCCGCCATTCTTCCCATTCTTCCCGTTCTTCCCTACGGGTAGACGCTGCAACCCTGGAAACATTGGATTCCATGGATGTAATAGCCCTGGCCAGTGCGGTTCATCTGGCGCATCTGGAGCACTATGCTAGTTGTGCTTCGCATTATTTAATATCTCCGCTAGCAACTTCATCCCCCTCCGCATCGGTTAGTCATGACTTCCCATGATAGATTTATGTCATATTTATGAGTATCTACGACGAAAATACAAATCCATGGTTTACAAAAGATAGGTCGGAGACCGCGTCAAACAGGGTTCACAGGGTGGTTAGTGAAACCATCACAGCAGAAAATCCAGCGTTGGGATTAAACATATACCAAAACACCTTTTCGCCCGAAGATGCAAACAGATATATCGGCATCCTTGAGTCGAATCTATCCGGGAGCAAAAAGTACAACTGGAACGAAGCCCAGGTAACCAATTCCAGTACTCCGATAAAAAAAGCAAGAGACTGTTACGATTTCAAATACAAGCAAGAAAATCTAGGGACAAGGGATGAGCACAACTCCGAACTTCTGGACCTTCACCAAGAAATATACGAAAAACTTAAGTTTTGCATTGATGATTATGCTAAGTATTGGGGCATCAATGTTATTTACTATGAAGCTTTTAATTTTGTAAAATACGATGGCGAGGGCAAGCATTTTAATATACATGCAGACCATGGACCTGCGTACAACTGCACGGTGTCGGCCGTAATCTACATTAACGACGACTACGAAGGTGGAGAAATTGAATTTCCAAGACTTGACCGTTATGTACACAAACCAAAAGTTGGGGACATTGCAGTTTTCCCATCAAATTACATTTATGAGCATGCCTCGCTTCCAATAAAATCTGGTATAAAGTATTGCGTAGTTGTCATGACCGACATAAACGAACTGGGGCACAAACAGTGAGCGAGAAACACAACCTTGCAATATTTAGGCCGTTTAGGCCATGGCTAAACAAAGACAGCAAATCAGCTCCATCACCGACGCAAAGCGTTACCCCACAGTGGTACAGAGATGCTGACACTTTTGCAAAAACACCAGATGGGGAATATTACAAAGCCACAAAGGAAATTTGCCCATTCCCCAAAGAAGGGACTGTGGATGACTACGGAAAAATTCCGACTTGGAAATCCTGTCCTGCCATCTTGGATGCATTTTCAACCGGATATGTCCTAAAGACTCCATGTGAATTAACATTTTACAAAAATGCTCAGGGAATAATTGATGTCAAAGTGCAAAATACTCAATATCAAGATTTTTGCACAGCAAGACCTCCGATGCCACAATTCGAACATCCACGGGGTTATTACCAGCATCACTTTGCATGGTTTGCCGACTGGGGCTTGAAGCTTCCAGAGGGTTACAGCGCTTTGTTTATGACACCAATGAATAGGTTTGACCTTCCGTTTTTAAATACAACCGGGATTGTGGACTCAGATAAGGTCCACCTGCTCGGAAGCTTCCCGTTTTTTATTATCGAAGGATGGGAAGGAACAATACCGGCGGGTACTCCTTACCTTCAGATTTTGCCTTTTAAAAGAGAAGACTGGGAACACAAAATAGAAGTTTTTGAACAATCTAAGATGTATTCCACCATGATGGAAAATTCAAGGTTTTACCGCCAGCCAGATGGTGGGGTTTATAAAAGCAAAGTTTGGTCAAAAAGAAAATATAAATAGGGGACATCAAATGCAACCATGGACAGAGAAAATTGATTTTGGAAACGGTATAAAATGTTACCGAAACATAATCAAAAAAGAGTTTGATGTCATTAACAGAATTGAATCAAACCTAAAACCGGTCGGTGACAGAACAGGCTATAGCTGGCAGCCAGCGTATGTCGGATATCAACAATTAATGCCCGACTACAGAGATTGTGTTGATTTTAAATTTAAAAAAACCGATATTGAACACGACAAAAGCCAAGTTAGTTTGAATCTGCAATCGCTTTGGCAGGATATTTATGAACCTGCTTTTGCTGCGGTTCAAGACTACAGTTCTGAATATAACATAATGCCCCTCAAGTATTGGGAGGCAATGAACTTTGTTAAGTACGGCCCAGGTCAACACTTTAAAGAACACCATGACCACGGATTCTCATATAACTGCACGGTTTCGCTGGTTGGATACATCAACGACGACTACGAAGGCGGAGAGTTATTTTTTAGATTGCAAAATTTAAAGATTAAACCAGTGGCAGGGGACCTCTATGTGTTTCCGTCAAATTACATGTATCCCCATCAAGCCATGCCGGTAACCGCGGGAACAAAATACTCAATCGTGACCATGCTCGACTACAGCAAAAAATATCACACTCCAGACATGTATGACCCAAAATGGAACGATGAGAAATGATTGAAATTTCTGTTGAAAAAATGAATGGTTCAATTTTTGAAATTTCTCAGATGTCGGTAAAAAGAAATTGGATGGACGAAACATCAGAGAGACACGCATATAGGTGCTTTCCGGTTACGCAGGCAAATGTAGTCGGATGGAGTCTTTCCTGCACAGAAGACATAGTTTTCACATGGGACGGCACCAACGACCAGACGCCAGACCATATAAAAATAACAAGCCCCAGTGGGGCATACGCAGGCAGGGGTCAGTCGTCAATAAGCTTAAACACCGGACTAGTTTTCAGAACCGCTAACGATGTAAGCCTTTGGACAATCAACCCAGTCAATTATTTTGACAATGATTTTGAAACAATGTCCAACTTAATTAGTACATCTTTTTATGACAGTCCACTGCCGTTGGCAATAAAAGCAAGAAACGCGAATGTGGAGACACGGATAGTAGCTGGAACACCAGTCGCCACAATAATTCCCATATCGTTGACTAACTTAAATAACTCGTCTATAAATATCATAAATTACTCAGACCCAGAAAATCGTCGAAATAGAGCTATTATCAATTACGGCAATGCAGCACAAAAGGTAAACATATCTGGAGAATTTACCGATTGGTATAGAGACGCTGTAAACGAGAAAAATGAACCCTTGGGTTCGCACGAAACAAAAGTGCTAAGATTAAATGTGAGCGACACAACAAAACCCACACTGCGAAATGAATAAATTCCGTGACAGGATTAGAGAAAGCATCATTGGTTTTTAGAAAACCATCAATAACGCCTTCCGGATTTTTTGGCGATGGAGCCGAAAATATTGTTGAACTAGAAAACTTCATGACGCAAGAGGAAATGCAGTTTTTAGAGCAAGCCGCAAAATCGTTGACAATATGGGACGTAACAGAAAGTCACGTAAATAAAAACGGCACAGTCGTATATGATTCCGACTACTGGAGAGACAGGGTTGCAACACAACCAACCTTGGATAAAAACAACCCGGCTATATCCCCGGTTCTTAGTGAATTATTTCAAAGGCTAAAACCAATTGTTGAGGAATTTTATAAAGTCAAAGTTATCCCAACAGGAACAACGATTGTTCGATGGCTCCCTGGGCAGTTCCAAAAACCTCACGCTGATAAAGAATTGCACGAAGGCCCAGACGCTGGTCTTCCAAATGATTTTCCGAACTATGACCTGTCGAGCTTGTTCTATTTAAATGACGACTACGAGGGGGGTGAACTGTATTTCCCAAACCAGGGAGTTAAGTTCAAACCTAAAAAGGGAGCTGCATATTTTTTCCCAGGTGACATGAAGTACATCCATGGCGTCACGGAGGTAAAAAATGCAATTAGGTATACCTGTCCATTCTTTTGGGAGATAATTGAGCACACCGGGGACAGAAAGCCATGACGGAAAGAAATCTTGAAGTTGTTGAGATATACCCCAAAATACTTGTGTATAAAAACATGTTTGAAGATGTATTAAAGTCCTACAAGATATTGACGGATTCCATAACCGAAAAAGAAGACAGGCTTTTCAGCCCCTGGACACAATGGTCAACTTTTGGTGATTATCTAAATCCGATATTCCCAAATTTTAATTTGTCAGACAAATACGGAAATGCACAGAATGTAGAAACGAACACAGAGATTCAGCAAAATCAAAAAAATTTTGTTGTTGAAATGATGAATAATTTTTATGCTGTGACGGATGATTATATTAAAAGGTTTAATATTGACGTAGATTATGACGCAAAAGTCTTAGACGACAACGGTTTCGAAGTACCACTATGGCGATGGACAGGTGGAACAATCGGGAAATACCACATAAGCACCGAAGAAAATCAATACCGAATGGCTTATCATTCTGATTACATAAGAGAGCAGGGGCATGCTCCTGGGTACAAATTTGTAATAACTTGCACTATGTATTTCAACGATGATTACGAAGGTGGGGAAATTGATTTTGTGATGGGGGAAAAACTTGTAAAATACAAACCAGAGGCGGGAGACCTTTTGGTTTTTCCATCAGGCCACCCGGGCTATCTGACAGAAGAAGGTTCCCCATATTTGCACGGGGTGATGCCGACTTACAACAAACATAAGTTCTTATCAAGAATGTACTGGCAAAAATACGAGAATGGAAGTGCGGAGTGGTATGAGCAGGAAGCCAAATTTGGCAAAGAAAAATGGGCGCAAATGCAACCAGCCTTAGAGGACCAGTTCCGACTGGCGCACCCGCAAAGGTATGAAATAAAAAATGGAATAAGAATATAGGAATCTCAAATGTGGAGCAAAAACATATATCAAACATATGAGTGTGACTTTGACGAAAACAAATAAACTACACGATGATGTGTATGAAATTCAAAACTTTTTGACAGAACAAGAACTTCTGGATGTTTATTCAATAATACAAAATACACCAGAAGAAGCGTGGTTTGACGGCAGTGCGAAGGAGCAAGACGGTTCCACGCACTTTTGGTTTGGGAAAAACTTATTTTTTAAGGAAAAAACGGTTTTTGATTTCATAAACGAAAAAATGAACAACTTGCTCGAGTCGTATTCGTACTATCCTCCGTCAATGCACTTACAAAGATACAAAAGGGGCGATTTCATAAAACACCACGCCGACCAGTGGATGCCAGATTTACCTTACTACATAGGTTATGGATTCTGCTTGTACTATAACGACGATTATCAGGGCGGAGAATTGGATTATCCGGAATTGGGGATAAAGGTAAAACCAAAAGCTAACTCACTCTACATTCACGGTGGTCACGTCGTTCACGGGTCACTGCCTGTCTTGGATGACGCAACGAGATACTTTTCAACCGTGTTTGTTAGAGGAACGAAAGAATCGCCGACAATCTTAAAAAAAGAATTGTTCAAGTAGAAAGACAAGCGTAAATACATGTCTGAATTTCCAAAAGTAATCTGGCAAACGCACAAATGGGAATACGAAGACTTGCCGGAAATCTATAAAAGAACAAGCAAAACTTGGCAAGTTATGAATCCGGGCTGGGAGTACAGGTATGTCCCCAATCACCAGATGCGCTCAACAATAGAGGAACTCAACAATGCGGCGTTGTTGGAATTTTTTGACAGAGATACATCTCCAATGTATTCCGCTGACGTATGGAGAGAAGCGATGGTGTATTACCATGGTGGTATATGGTCCGACATGGACGCCATATGCACATTCCCCATCGACAATGTCACGAGAAACAACATGGACAAGGAAATGATTTGCATTTCGCCTATTCAAAAGTTTGGGATGAATCCGGAAAACAATTATTCAAATATCAGCATGGAAGATGGAATCGACAGGATATTGTCCGGAAAAGAATACGGATACTGGATATCCAATGCGTGTTTTGTCGGTAAGAAATTTAATAAAATTTCAGAAGAAATAATCAATGCGATGACGGGAAAATGGAATTTTAAGGAGTCGTCCTTCATGGGTATTAGGGCTGAGTTGTATGATAAATATCATGAATTGATGTCACTTGACCTGATGTGCGCCTTTCACGACGGTAGATTCAATCATAGAAACCATATTTGAGCAATTATGAAAGAAGATGGATTTATACCGGTAATTTCAATACCGATTTTGAACAGATATGATTTATTAGACGCCAGCCTTAACGCTGTAGATTTCCCGGTTGGGGAAATACTGATAATAAACAACGGTCCGGAAATTTATCAGCCGAAAAGGAAAGATTTAAGCGTGAGGGTTTTAAACCTCCCTTCCAACCTTGGAATTTCCGCATCATGGAACCTCGCGATAAAATTGTACCCCCATGAGAGCTTCTGGGTCTTCGCCTCGGCGGATACGATATGGAGACCGGGCGGATTAGAAAAATTATTTAATACGAGCGGGAAATCAAGACTAGTCACAACGCACAGAGGGTTTTGCGTTTTTTCCCTTGGTGAAGACCTGGTTAGGGGGGTGGGATTATTCGACGAATGTTTTTACCCGTATCTATTCGAGGATTCAGACTACGCCGAAAGGGTTCGTATTCATAATAAAAATAACAACGCAGAGATGATGGACTTAGACGACGTGTTTGACAAAACCATCGGCGACGGAACCACAGTTTCGAGCGATTCAAAAATAAAAGAAAAGTACGTCGAAACATCTAAAAAAAACAAAAACTATTTTGATTTGAAAGCGTCGCAAAATTTCCAAAAAACCGGTGAGTGGAATATAGATGTTAGAAGGTCTCAGGAATGGCTGTAATAGGAGTATTACCGGCTTCCGGTAGGGCGTCCAGAATCGGTGGCATACCAAAATTTTGTCTGCCTATATCAGACGACGCGTCCTTGCTGCAGTGGCATGTCGAGCAAATGCTGGAAGTTTGCGATGAGGTCCGCGTGGCGACGAGGGCCCAATGGGTTCCGATTGTGGAAAGTATGCACATGAGCGTAAAACTAATGGTGCGCGAGCCATCTACTATGTCGGATGCAATAGCCTTTATGGTAGGAAATCACAGCGACACAGTCATAATCGGAATGCCGGACACTTATATATTGAATTCCACAGTGAACATATACGAAGAAATGACGAAGGAAGAAGAAGCAGATATCGTCATCGGCGCATGGGATTGCGATAAACAATTGAAAGGCAACGTAGGCCAAGTAAAAATCGTGGACGGAAAAGTTGTTGGTTCGGAAGATAAGGTAAGCGACTGCGATTACCCCGACATGTGGGGCACAATGTTGTTTCGAGGAGGCATGATAACGCATTTGAAGCCCGAACTAGACCACCCAGGAAAGCAATTAAATGACTGGATTTTGGATGGTTTTGACATTAGGGCCGTAAAGCCCGGCGGAAGATATGTGGACGCCGGAACGATGAATGGATTAAAAAACCTATACATCGCAATTGGCAACTCCTGACCAATTGACCTCACAATGACCGAATTTGGTATAATACGTTTACGCATGGATAGCGCTATCTCTCGGGAAGCAGTAAATGAACCTCAATAAAAAAACAAGATTGACCAAAGACATAGTTATTTATGAGGATTTTGTCGATGCCGAAACTGCAGCAAAAATCATAAATGTTCTAGATAAACATAATGCCGCGGGAAAGCTTGTGTGGACCCCGATATCTTTTTACGAATCCTACTCATCAACACTTCCGCAAGACAATGACGAAATTGTCGCAGAGGAGGGCCTGTCTCCTACTATA